TACTGGTTGATTCTGAAGCTACGCTAGCTCGTGTTTTTGGTAAACCAACAGCACACAACGCAGAAACATTCTTTACAGCAGCAAACTTCCTTGCTTATGGAAATGCGCTTCAAGTAGTTCGTGTTGTCGAAAAGCTAACAACAAATGCATACAATTCATTTGCTAACGCTACTACTGGTGCTACTGTCAGTGCTTTACCACAAGTTGATAATATTGATAGCTATAATGCAACAGCCTCATATGACGCAAACGTAGATTATATTGCAAAGTATGAAGGTCTTTTAGGAAATTCACTAAAGATTTCAGTTTGCGATAGTGCTGCTGCTTTTACTTCAACTTCAAATGCTGGTGTAACAACAAGCTATGGCGTAGCAAGTAACGCTAGTTCAACTGTTGCAATCGGAAATAACTTTGTTGTAACTTCTGGTTCAAACGTTCTTCAAGTTTCTCTTTTTGGTAACACTACTTCCGTTTTAACCAACACTCAGCTTACTACCGCTCTTGCTGGTTTTAAGGTTGGTGATTATGTCTTAATCGGTAACAATACTATTGGAACTCAATATTTAAAGATTTCTTCTATTGGTACAGCAACAACCGTATCCAATACAACTGCTATTCTTTCTGGAACAAATTATTCTGCTACTGCTAACATTAACTTAACTACTACAAACAATCTTGGGACAAACTTTGCCGCCAACACTGTAGCTCGTTATTGGGAATTCTATAACCAAGTAGCTAAGGCTCCTGGTACATCAAACTATCTAACAACCAATGGTTATACAGCACAAGATGAAATTCATGTTGTTGTTGCTGATGCTGGTGGTCTATTCAGCGGAACTCCTGGTACTGTACTAGAAGTATTTGCCAATATGTCACGCGCAACAGACGCAAAAACAGATCAAGGCGCAAGCAACTATTACAAGAACATTCTAAATTCTGGATCAAACTATGTTTGGTGGGTTAGGGATCGTTCTGGTGCTGCTTCTGCTCTTGCTTCTGCCGTAGCTACTTCAAGCACAACACTTCCTTATACTGCTAACTTTGTTGGCGGAACAGATGGTGCTGATGAAGCTGGTTGTAGTTTAGCCACACTAGTAGGCGGTTATTCACTATTCTCGTCTTCTCAAGATGTTGACATTTCTCTTATCCTTCAAGGTAAGGCAAGAGGCGCTTCTGCGGATTCAACTACTCAACCATCAACTACTACATTTACATATGCTGGTTTGGCTAACTATATCATTACCAATATCTGTGAAAAGCGTAAGGATTGCGTACTATTCGTATCTCCTGCAAGATCAGATGTTGTACAAACTGCATATGGTACAATTAGCGATCCAACAACAAACGTAATTGCTTTCCGTAATAATATTAATTTCAATAGCTCTTATGCTGTTATGGATTCTGGTTACAAGTATCAATATGACAAGTACAACGATGTTTATCGTTATATCCCCTTGAATGGTGATATTGCTGGTACTTGCGTAACAACCGATAGCGTTCGTGATCCTTGGTATTCTCCTGCTGGTTTCATTCGTGGTAATATTAAGAATGTCACAAAGCTAGCATTCAATCCAGGACAAGCACAGCGCGATTCTCTATATGCTAAGGATGTAAATCCAGTCGTTTCCTTTCCTGGTCAAGGCGTTGTTCTATACGGTGACAAGACACTATTGGGTCGTCCAAGCGCATTTGATCGCATCAACGTTCGTCGTCTATTCATCGTACTAGAAAAAGCAATCTCTAAAGCTGCTCAATCAAGTCTCTTTGAATTCAATGACAACTTTACTCGTACACAATTTAAGAACTTAATTGATCCTTATTTGAGACAGATTCAAGGTCGCCGTGGTATTACTGATTATCGTATCGTTTGTGATACTACAAACAATACTGGTCAAGTTATTGACTCTAATCAGTTTATTGGTGACATCTACATCAAGCCAGCACGTTCGATTAACTTCATTCAGTTGAACTTCGTAGCTGTCCGCACTGGGGTTGATTTCTCTACCATTGTTGGTCAGTTTTAATTAAAAGATAGGAGTTAAACAAAATGGCATTTAATATTAACGATATTAAGGGAGCGTTCAACCTAGCTGGCGCACGTAATACCCTTTTCTCACTACAGGTAACTTCGCCTCCTTATTTGGGTGCAAGCGATGCGGACAATAAATTAGTTTTTACTGGTCGTGCCGCTCGTATTCCTGAAACAAAGGTCAACACAATTCAAGTTCCTTACTTTGGTCGTAAGATTAAGTATGCTGGGGATCGTACATTCGATCCTTGGACCATCACTGTAATCAACGATGAAGACTTTAAGGTTCGTGATAACATGGAAGCATGGTTGTCTTCTATCAACAGTCACACTGGTAATATTCTTTATTCTGGTGCTATTGGCGCTCAGTATAAGTCAAATGCTACTGTAACTCAGTATGCCAAGTCTGGTGAAATCATTCGCGTTTATCAATTCAATGGTATTTTCCCATCTGATGTAAATGCAATTGATCTAGATTGGGATGCTACTGATAGACTTGAAGAGTTCCAAGTTACATTTGAATATGATTATTGGACTGTTTCTGGCGGAAGCACAGGCGATGCTGGAACAGCGTCAGCTTATATCTAAGAGTTTTTGACCGAACCTATATAATATAATGACGTAACGCGAGGTACAAACTGTGGAACTATTTGGTTTTGAAATTAAAAGACGGCAGGGAGAAGAAGCAAAGGATGTAACGTCCTTTGCTCCTGTTGATAAAGATGATGGTGCAGTTAATGTTTCTGCTGGCGGCACTTGGGGAACTTACCTCGACCTAGAAGGTGCCGCCAAAACAGAAGCTGAACTTGTTGCCAAATATAGAGAAATGGCTCTTCAACCAGAATGTGAAATGGCAATTGATGAAGTTGTCAACGAAGCTATTTCACGAGAAGATGACAGATCAATCGTCGATATTAATACTGACGAATTGGATAGTATTGTCACCCCAAAAATCAAAAAGATTTTGCACGATGAATGGACTAAAATCCAAGAAATGCTTAACTTCAATAATTTTGGATATGAAATCTTTCGTCGGTTTTATATTGACGGACGACTATATTATCATGCTATGGTTGATGCTAATAATCCTCGTGAAGGCATTCAACAATTTCGATACATCGATCCTCGTAAAATTAGAAAAGTTCGTTCTTCTCACAGAGAAAAGAGAGGAACTGCAACGGTAACTATTACCGATGATGAATTCTATATGTACAACGAAAAGGGTTTCCGTAATACATCAGGAAACACCAATGATAATCAAGGTCTAAAGATCACTGCCGATTCTATTATCCACATTACTTCTGGTCTTATGGATAAAGATGGCAAGCTAGTTCTATCCTATCTACATAAGGCAGTCAAGCCACTAAATCAACTTCGTATCCTAGAAGATGCGACAGTAATTTATCGTATCTCTCGTGCTCCAGAACGTAGAATTTTCTACATCGACGTAGGTAATCTTCCTAAGACTAAGGCTGAAGAATACGTTCGAGATATGATGACAAAACATAAAAACCGCTTAGTCTATGACGCGACAACTGGCGAAACCAGAGATGACCGCAAGTTCATGACTATGCTAGAAGACTACTGGTTGCCTCGTCGTGAAGGCGGTAAGGGAACAGAAATCGCAACACTTCCTGCTGGTCAAAATCTTGGTCAAATGGACGATGTTCTATATTTTCAAAAGAAACTTTATAAGTCATTAAATGTTCCATCTTCACGTATTGAAGGTAGTGAGCAAGGTGGTTTTAATATGGGACGTTCTTCTGAAATCTCAAGAGATGAACTTAAGTTCCAAAAATTTATTAATCGTCTACGAGTTCGGTTTTCACAATTTATGCTTGATGCATTGAAGAAGCAAATCATTCTTAAAGGTATTATGAATACCGAAGAGTGGGACTCAATCAGCAGCAAGATTTTCTTTGAGTTTGCAAAGGACAATTACTTTGCTGAATTGAAAGATGCTGAAATTCTTCGTGAGCGTCTATCTACTCTACAAATGATTGATTCATATGTCGGTAAGTATTATTCAGTTCTTTGGGTAAGAAAAAATATCCTTATGCAAACTGATGAAGACATTGAAGAAATGGACGATGATAATGCTCAAGATGAAGATTTGCAATTAAAGTTAGAACAAGAAAGAGAAATGAGCCAACAAGAAGTAGATGCTGGTCAACAACAAATTGATGCAGCTACTGATGGAACACAGGCTCCTCCTACAAATACAGTCGATAAAAAGAAGTCTGATGAAAAGAAAACACCAACTTCAGAAAAACCAAAAACAAAACAAGGAAATTCAAGGGCAGCTAACAAATTACAGCCATATACTCGTCAAACAGTACAAGGCAGTAGCACACCCTATTATAGAAATGTCCCTAAAACAAAAAAATAAAATAGCTAAATAAAAGGAAAATTACATGCCTTATAATGTTGATGATATCGTGCAATTCGCGGCAACAAGAGATACCTCTAGACTACAAGATGCACTAGGTGATGTTTTGGCTCAAAAGGCTGCTGACGCAATTCAATACCGTAAAGAATTAGTAGGAAAATCTTTCACTGATAGTCCTGAAGAAGATAACGAGGAAGAAGATGACGAATAAAAATCTTACTGAAAAATCAAATCCAGACGCAAAGTATGGCTATGGTGATCTGACTCCAGATGAAATCGCACTATTGAAGTCCGATGGAATTGATAAGATCGACAAGACAGGCAGCAATGTATTTGCCGTCTCAAAGAGTGTTCTAAAGGACATTACTCGTCGTGCCGATCAACAAAATAACGGTAAGACAGTTAAGCCTCGTGAGAAGAAGATGGAGACCGCTGAGTCTATGATTAATCGTCTTCGTTCACAGGCATCTTCTATTATGGAAGTATCTACAAATCCTGGAGACGTTCCTGCTCCTGCGGCATCTGACAATCCTCAAGCTGGCGCTAACGAAGTTCAGAACGATCCAAAACCAGGTAAAAGCGATTCTACATCTAATATAAAGCTTAAGCTAAAGAATATTGCAATCGCTGCTGCTGATGTTCATGATGGCGTCTCAGAAGATAGTGAAATTGAACCTTGGATGGAACAATGCATCACTAGAACTGAAAGCGAAATGAAAAAGATTGTTGATCATTTCAGAAGCAAAACAGACGATGATAAGAATGTGACTAATGAATCACTAGAAGAAGCAAAGTATAAGATGCCTCTTCCTGGTCACATCTATCACGAAAAGTCAATTCCAGAATTGCAATTTATTCGTAAAGATGCAAGTGCTGCCGCTAAGGCTATGCGTGGTCACAATCCTCAAGCAGAAGCAAAGTATCTTGACCAAGTAAATGATGCAAGCACAATTCTACATCATCGTGCAGCATTTGGTTTACAACAACAACCAAGACCTACAAAGGAATCTGTTGACGAAGCCAAGAATTATTATCAAGGCGCAAATCCCTTTACAATTAAAACTGGCGCTGATGGTAAGTTGGTTACAGTTAGCAAGCCTAAGCCTCTAAAGGGAAATGCTGCCATTAGAGCAGCTATGGCTGCTTATGATGAGAAAATGAAAAAGAACGAAGAAACTATCTATGAAGATAATGAATATGAAATGGCTCGTAATCAATTAGCAACTGCTAAGAGAGCAATCGATACATTAACTGGAATGCTACACGGTGAAAGCGATCTTCCTGCTTGGGTACAGTCAAAGATTACTCAAGGTTCTGCTATGTTAGACGCAGTTGCCGATTATATGGCATCAGATAATATGAAAGAAGACACAGACCTAGAAGAAGCAAAAACATCAAAGCCAGTAACATTTAAAAATAATAATAAAGTTGCTGTTGCTCACGATGGCGGAAATTGGCTTCCAGCTTCTGTTAGTTATTCCGATGGTACAGAATCAAGTTTACATAAAGATCACGATGCAGCAAAAGCTGCTGCCGAAAAATGGGTAAACGAAGAAGTCGAACTAGAAGAAAAGTTGGCTGCGGACGCAACTGCTGCTGATTATATTCATGACTTTGTTCATTCTAAGAACCCTCGCTTTGAAGGTATGACTAAAGCTCAACGTACTAAGATGGCTTTAGGTGCTTTTTATTCAAAGAACGAAGAAGTTGAACTTTATGAAACAAAATCATCATATCCAATTTATCATTCAACATATTCTGATGCTGTTAACCATGCATTAGATCATCATGAAAATAACAAATTATCTGTATCTCCAGAAGATAGAGATACACATGTTGGTCTTGGTCCAAAAAAGCCATCTGAAGGACATACAGTTTCTTTACATATTCCAGCAAATCATAAAGAAACTAGAAAAAAACATATGATCCATCTTCAAGTTTATAATAGAGGCGGATCAAAGCCATATGAATTAAATACATATTCCAGCACATCTAGAAATTTACAAAAAGAAGAATTTGATTCTTTTGAAGAAGAAGTCTTTCATGTTGTAAAAAGCAAAACAGATTCTTATGGTCCAGCAGGACATGTTAGTACACACGCAACTTCCAAGAGAGCAAGATCAGCAGCAGATCGTCGTTCAGAAAAGAATGGCGGAGCAGCATTTCATGTTGTTAGAGTTGAAGAAGAAACATCATCTTTAGCTAGAAAAATTCTAGAGGCTAGAGTTAAAAAATCTTTAGAGCCTAAAGCAAAGCCATTGTATTCTGATCACGAAGGTAATGCTACATTTGTTTATCCTGTAAAGAAGACAACAAGCGAAGATACTACTATGCCTACAAATGATGGTCAACATCCTGATGCGGACCCAGCACCAACAACTATTCCTAATGTAACAAAGAAAAAGAAGCCAACTGGTTCTTCACCAGCGGCATCTGCGATGGAAGAATATTTCCAATATATTGGTATTCATGAATCTCGTCGTAATGGTTCTGTCCTTTCAACCGATGAAAATAAGGAGTAATCATTATGAAACTAATTACTGAACAAGTAGAAGAAGTACAATACATTACTGAAAAGCGTGAAGACGGTAAGAAGAATTACTACATCACAGGTATTTTTCTTGAGTCTGCTGTAAAGAACCGTAATGGTCGTTTGTATCCAGAAGAAATTATGGATAGCGAAGTTGCTCGTTATACAGCAGAAGCAATCAATGCTAATCGTGCGTATGGCGAACTAGGACATCCTCCTGGTCCAGGCATCAATCTTCATTTGGTCTCACACATGATCAAAGAACTTAAAAAAGACGGAACACAGTATATTGGTAAGGCACTTGTTACTGAAACTCCTATGGGTAAGATTGTTCAAAATCTAATCGATGCGGGTGCTGGTCTTGGAGTTTCTTCTCGTGGTCTTGGAACTTTAACAGAGCGTAATGGTATCATGGAAGTCCAAAAGGATTTCCGTCTTGCTACTGCTGCTGATATTGTTGCCGATCCTTCCGCTCCTAATGCATTTGTTAAAGGCATAATGGAAGAAGTTGATTGGTGGTACGATATTTCTAAAGATAATTGGAAGGCAGTTCAAGTAGTTGATCAGTCACAAACACAATTGAGATCGGCTTCTCTTTCTCAAATCACTGAGCAAAAGTTACAAATGTTTCAAAGATTTGTAAATACCTTAGCTGAAAATTAACAAAACCATAAATAGTAAGAAATTTTACCGATAGGAGTTAACACATGACTAAAAAGAGTTTGAAGGAAAACGAACAAATCAATGAATTTGATTCGTCAAGTGGTGTCTCGCATACTGCTGATCCTGTCGCAACTGGTTCACATAATCGTCCTGCCGATAAGTTCGATGGAGAAGCTGACGGCGAAACCTATGAAATGACAACTAAGTCTGAAGTTCTAAATGCACTTATGCAAATGGGCGCTCAACTTGGTAAGGAAGAGCTAAAGGATATTTTCAATCAAGTTGCATCTGCTCTTGGTGGTTCCGCTTCTCGTCCTGCCGATAAAACAACAGGCGAAACTGGTATGGTTTCATTGTCACCCAGTGATGCAAAGCCTAGCACTGCCGATATGAAGTCCTCTCCTAATGGTGCAAATATGGCTGGTCCATATAAGGCACATGTTGCTGGCGTTCCTACTGGTAGAGGCGAAATTGGACAATTACGTCTTTCTCCAACCTCTGCTATGTTCATGGCAAAAGAAGATGTCGCTGACATTTTTGGTGGCGATGATCTATCAGAAGAAATTAAAGAAAAGGCAGCTATCGTTTTTGAAGCCGCTATTAACACCCGTTTAGTTACTGAAGTAGCTCGTTTAGAAGAAGCCTTCGAAGAAAAGCTACTTGAAGAAGTCGAAGAAATCCGCACTGAACTTGTTGAAAACGTTGACAGATATTTGAACTACGCCGTTGTAGAATGGATTAATGAAAATTCTGTCGCTATTGATTCGACTCTAAAGAATGAGATTGCTGAAGATTTTATCAATGGTTTAAAGGCTCTATTCGAAGATAATTATATTGATCTTCCTGAATCTAAAACTGATGTTGTAAATGATATGATGGAACACATTGAAGAACTAGAAGCTAAGTTAAACGCAACAATTGACGAAAATATTGATCTAAAACTAGCTTTAGATGAGCAATCAGTTGTAGAGGCATTTGCCGATATCTCTGAAGGTTTAACAGTCAACCAAGCTGAAAAGCTTCGTGTTCTTTCTGAGAACATTACTTATACATCATCCGAAGATTTCTACAAGAAAGTTTCTATTCTTAAGGAATCTTATTTCAATAAAAAGCCTGTTAATACTCTTACCGAAGAAGAAGATTTCCTAGCAGAAGATGTTAACACATCTGCTCCTACTGGAACTATGAATCATTATGTAAAAGCAATCTCAAATCAAGTCAAGAAATAACTTATTATAAATAAGATATCAACAAGGAGAACATAAAATGTTTCTAAACGAAGAAATTCAAAACAAGTGGAGTCCAGTATTGGACCACCCTGAGCTTAACAAGATTGGCGACATTCATCGCCGTAGCGTTACTGCACAACTATTGGAAAACACTGAACGTGCTATGCAAGAAAACGGTGGATATGCTCCACAGTCACTTCTTGAAACTTCAGGCGCTCTTCCTACCTCACTAACAGGCGGTTCATCTAACTACGATCCAGTTCTAATTTCACTAGTTCGTCGTGCTATGCCTAACCTAATTGCTTATGATATCTGCGGCGTTCAGCCTATGACTGGTCCTACTGGTCTAATCTTTGCTCTACATCCTAAGTATGACGGTCAAGCTTCTGGCAACACTGAAGCCTTCTACAGCGAAGCTAACACTGGTCAGTCTTCATACGGTCAGGGTAACACCATGACAACCATTGGTGATTCAAACGTAGGTAACTACGCTTCGAACGCATCTATCGTTGTTTCTGGCAACTCACAGCTTTATAACTTCGCTGGTGGCACAGGTACTGCACAAGCCGAAGCTCTTGGATCAACCAGCAACGCCGACTTCCGTCAAATGTCATTCGCCATTGACAAGGTTCAAGTTACTGCTCGTTCACGCGCTCTAAAGGCTGAGTACACCATCGAACTAGCACAAGACCTAAAGGCTATTCACGGTCTAGACGCTGAAACAGAATTGTCAACAATTCTATCAGCCGAAATTCTTGCTGAAATTAACCGTGAAGTCATCCGTACCATTCAAGTAACTGCCGTTACTGGTGCTGCTGATACAACAACTGCTGGTACTTTCGATCTTGACATCGACTCAAACGGTCGTTGGTCAGTTGAGAAGTTCAAGGGTCTTATGTTCCAAGTTGAGCGTGAAGCCAACCAAATCGCCAAGCAAACAAGACGTGGTAAGGGTAACATCATCATCTGTTCGTCAGATGTTGCTTCTGCTCTTCAAATGGCTGGCGTTCTTGATTACGCTCCTGCTCTAAACTCAAACAACCTACAAGTTGATGACACTGGCAATACCTTCGCTGGTATTCTAAATGGTCGTATTCGCGTTTATATCGATCCTTATTCTTCAGGTCATTATATGGTTGTTGGCTACAAGGGTTCTTCATCCTTTGACGCAGGTCTATTCTACTGTCCTTACGTTCCTCTACAAATGGTTCGCGCTGTTGGTCAAGACACCTTCCAGCCTAAGATCGGCTTCAAGACACGTTATGGTATCGTTGCTAACCCCTTCAATAAGGGCGCTACAATGTCAGACGGTACACTAGTTCAAAATACAAACCAGTATTATCGTCGGGTACTTATTAATAATATTCTTTAATTTGAACTTTTTCTAATCTAAGACTACTAAATACTCCTGTAGAAATGCAGGAGTATTTTTTTATGTCTAAAAACACAGCAACATCTGGTTTTGTTTATATTTGGTATGCTTGATTTTTTTGTCTTCTAAATAGAAGGTCTAGAAAGTATTACTAGACCAATAATAATAAAAAAATATATACCAACTTTATGGGGGCTGAGAAAGCTAGACAAAACTCAGCCCCCATTTTTTAGGAGAAAACAATGGCTGCGTTGAGTAATAATCCTACAAACAAAAACTTTCTGTCCCCAACAGCGTTTAAGTTTGAGATCGCACGTATGCCAACTTTTACCTACTTTGTTCAATCCGTACAGTTTCCAGAACTAAACTTAGGATACACAGATTTAAATACTCCCTTCAATAGACTATCAGTTGAAGGCGATCATACTAAGTTTGGTAATCTTAATATTACATTTAAACTAGATGAAGATATGTATTCGTATCTTGAAATTTTTGACTGGATGACAGGCGTAGGTAAGCCTCGTAGTTTTGATCAATATGCAAATTTAAAATATCAAGAAGCTGGAACTGGAAAAGGTCTTTATTCAGAAGGACAATTGACATTCCTAACTAACTCTAAAAATCCTAATATAAATATAACATTCGCTGATATGTATCCTATCAATCTAGGTAATTTTAGAATGGATTCTACAGTTGATGATGTGAACTATGTAACCGCTGATGTCACGTTTAACTTCTTTGATTACGTGTACTCTAGAATATAACATAAGGATTTGTGATGAAAATTGAAGAAATATTTTCTATTTGGAATGATGACAGTAAAATAAATAGCCTAGAAGTAGGACAAGAAGCACTAAATATCTCAAAAATACACAACAAATATATTCAGGTGTTCACAGAAGAACGCCTTCTTTTGATGCGCCTAGAAAGTGAATATAAAAAATTATACAAAAATATTCATGAATACTATTCTGGAACGTTAGACGATGAAACACGAATTGAACTTGGTCTTGAGCCAAATCAAAAGCTAATCTTAAAAGCTGACGTATCGATGCATATTGAAGCAGATGATTTAATCATATCCAAGTGCTTAAAAATTGGTATGCAAAAAGAAAAGCTACAACTTTTAGATTCAATAATCAAGACAATATCAAACAGAGGATTTCAGATCAAGTCCTATATTGATTATCAGAAGTTCTTGAACGGGGAATAATGTGGCAGATATTATCATCCATAAAATATCAGAGGTATATGTTAAAGTAATCTGCGATGGCGGTATTGCTTATCAAATGTCTGAACATTTTACATTTATGATACCAAACGCTAAGTTTCACCCAAAAGTAAAAGCTAAGGTATGGGATGGTAAGATTAGATTATTCAATCTCGGTAACAGAACAATTTATACTGGTCTTGTGCCTAAGATCGAAGAATGGGCAAAGAACAACGAATATACAATAGAATACTCTGGAGACTTTGGTAACAAAGAATTTTCAGTAAAAGAAGCTAGCGATTATATCAAAAAGCTAAACCCAACTATGACACCACACGAACATCAGATTAA